TTATAAATTCTAGAATTATTAATTTCAGAAAATCTTTCAAAGTTATCTACAATTACTAGATCGTGTGTATTTCCTGCAGTATCAGTATATTTATAGAACTTCTTACCTTCTGCAGATGCTACTTCTTTTCCATTGTAGTAAACAGAATTATCAACTATAGTAAAATCTCCATTTGGAGTTAAAGTATCTTTATATAAATTATTCAGATTTTGGTCTCCAATTTTTACATAAAGTTTTTTTCCAGTTCCATCAAATAATACTATATCATAAGATTCAGGATCAGGATTATCGTTGTTATAATAACCTTGAATTCTCTCTTTAAAGAACTCAGCTCCTCTTTGCTTAATTTTAGCTATAGAATCTCCTGGTAATAGACCTAATTGTTTAGCGTATAATTTACCCATAATAATCTGGGCAGGAATTACTTGTACAGATTCAGGTTGTACGTATATACCTTTTCATTGGATCATCTTACCATCAGCTAAATCATTTAATAATTTTTGCTGAGATTTATGTAACGAGTTTTCTATAAAGTCAATATCGATTTCTCCCGCACTAGGAATTAATGTTCCTGCTGCTCTACGAATTAGAGCTATTCTCTCTGTAGTAATAATATTAACTCATTCTAGTTGCTCAGGGGTTAAATCTTTTTCAGGTTTTCCTTTAAGCCCAAGTTCCTTTTTAATATTAGATCTTAATTCATCATATAGAGATTCTACAGTAGTACTAGAGGTTCCATTAAGATAATGTAATGCACGAGTTATATCTCCTTCAAAAATACTATGTTTTTCTCCCTCAATAATAAATATTGTATCAGAACCTTTAAGATTTTTTGGACGTAAAGATAATCTTTGTGCATATCGTTTATCTAAGTTTTTATACCAATCGTATTTTGAATAATTGTCAATTTTAACAATATCATACATATCAGTAGTAACCTTTCCCATATATCCTTGATATAGTCTCTGTCCTTCCTCATTTAATAAAGGTTCTTCTCCATTAAACATCGGATCATTATAAACTACTAATGTGTCTTCAAAATCGATAGGATTTTCAGCAGTAAGTTCTGTAACAAATGGGTTAATAAGATTTTCTCCATTACGAGTAACAAAAGGACCTTGCATTGCTTCATTAATAGTTAAATCTGCAAGACGAGGATCTGTAGCTCTACCTACCTTTCTTACTAAATCTAAAAGTTCATCGTAGTTATAGTTATATCCTCCTCAGTTAAAATACTGTTGTATTCCATATGATGGATTTAATACAGATGCAACACCATCATAATGACGTCTAATTGCATCTTTTACTAAAGAAGATGTAACTGTTGAGTTAAAGATACCATTAATAGTACCTGCACTAAAAGGAATTTTATAATCAATTTTCTTTTCATTAAAACTTTGTTGCGCAAGTTTTATAAAAGATTGTGCGAGTCCTAAAGTATCTTTATTATTTGTTTGAAAAGCTTTAACTAAAGCTTTACCATAAATTTCATATAAGGCTTGTTGGTCTCCTGTTTCAAGAACTTCATGAATTTCTGCAATAGCATCATGACATAATTTACCAATTTCTTGATATACTTTTGTTGCTAAATCGTGTGTAAATCCATTTTGTTCAAGAGCACTAATCATCTGAGTCATTTCAGTAACTTCTGCTTCATCAAGTTCATGATCTGCATTCATCTGAACTCCTCCAAACTTAGTTGACATTGTAGTAAACCATAAATCAGAATCATTAGTTCAAATATCATCACCATTAACATTAGAAGCTCCTACTTTAATAGCAGATTTATTTACAAGATACCCAATCATATAATCCTTTAGATTATTATCATTAATAATATCATTAACAATATCTAAATTATTTTCTGATCAATATAATTGTTTCATGGTATCATTGTATTCCATTGATCATGCTCCACCAAATATTTGATCTAAATCATATATACTACTAATTTTAATATCTGTATCGAGTATACTATTTTCTCCAATTATATTACCAAATATATCGGTTTCAATACGTTCTACTTGAGCTACATTATTATTAATAACTACATGATTTATTTTCCAATAAGTTTGGTTATCAGGTTCTCTATAGAAGAGATTATCAAATACTTTGTCATAAACGATTGTTACACTAGGATCAAATAGTAAATTATGCATTTTTCTAAACATATTTTCTAACTTGATATCTGATCCCCATGATATACGCCTATTAGCATTTGTAATCTCATATTCTGCTCATTTTAATAATTTAGGTAAACCATATTCTCCATTCATATCTGCTAAAATAGTCTTTTTATTTCTACCTACTTTAGCATCAATTAGTGATACATTTTGTTGTCTAGAAAAATACGGACTTGTAAATCCAGATCCGTCCATAGAATCAACACTATCAGTCATACCAGAAATATTTTGTACAGCAGCTCCAATATCTCCAACTACAGCCATTTTAACTTTTGGAGCAACTCCATTTTTTAATCCTTGTGCAAAGGAATGATGAGTAGCTCCATAAATAACCATACGTTTTACCTGAGAAATTCATCTGCTTGCAAAACTATGTTCAAGATATCCTTCTGTTGCAGAAACCTCTTTATTCTTATTTGGGTGAGCGTAAACTCCTCCAACCATCATTTTATTATATTCATTACTTAAAAATGAATCCATAATGAAATACGAATAAAGCATAGGATTTAATTTACCATCCTTATCATGTATTGTTACATAAGGAACTGTATATGATATTGGCTCATCATTTTCATCAACAGTTTCAATAGTTCTTTCAGAAATTCAGTTACTTCATTTTCTAGCAGAAAATGCCTTATATACATTTTTGTCAGAAGATATACTCTCTCAAGCTTTTGAACTATCTTCAAGAAATCTGTTTAATTGATAATTAATAAACTCATTAAATTGATTTCTTTCACTAAAGATATTATAAAGATTTTCAAGGGTTTCATTAAAGACATTTTTCTTAGTATATGGATCTTTAGATATATGAATTTCTTCAATAAATTCTAATCCATTGTCTCTAAATTTTTGCTTAATATCTGCAAGTTTTGTTTTTGCAATATATTCTTTTAGATCACTTATAGTCTTAAATTCTTTACCTATCGCTTGAGTATAGTCGTTTAAGATTTTATTAATTAAGTTCGTATACTGACTTTGATTTGTTTTAAATCAAATATTCATAATAGGTTCTAAATCAGATATATTCTTGCTAGAATAATATTTCTCTAAAACCTCCTTAAAGTTAATTGAACCTAGATCTTTAAAATCTCAATTTTGACTTAAATCGAATTGCATTACAAAATGTTTATTTTTATCTGAATAAACTGTTGATTGCAATCCAATTACTCCGTTTACCTTTCCACCCTGCTCAGAAACAGATTTACTTGAAGTTAATCCTTCAAAGAAATCATATACTATTGCAAGGTGCATTACTTCATCTTCAGTAAGATTACTCGATTGTTTAGTATAATCTCCAATAGTTACTTCTGCTCGAATCTTTGGATTTTTAATACGTTGAATATTATTAAATACAGCATTATCACTCATTACTGTATCAGATCCTCATCCAAGTTCATCATGTAAATATTGACTCATTTTCTTATGAGAATACGCTAAACAAACCATTTGATATAATGGTAAATTATTACCTTCCGCATTCTTAATAACATTAATTGTATCAGAACCATTAGTAACACTTAAGACTTTTGCCAAATCATTTGCTTGTCCAAAGAAACCATTTTTGCCTATATCAATAATTTGACCTGAGTTGGCACTATATAAAATACTACCTAATATTGGAGTTAATAATGTAATTTTATTTACATTTTTTTCTCTTGGGAACACTTGTTCTGCAACTTGATTAAAATCATCTGCTACTAAAAATGAAGCAAAATCCATAAGTAAATCGTCCATTAAAGTATCAGATATTATTCCTGCAGAATTAATTTCTCCAGTATCAGGATTATATTTTAAATTTAAAGTATTACTGCCTTCTGTAATACTAATATTAGTTCCAATAATATTAATATCATATTTTCCTAACTTATTTTGGAAGTTAGTTTTATTATCAATTCAGTAAGTACTTGCAGCTTTAATAATATCTGTAAGAAAATATCTCTGTATTTGTACAGGTCTATCAGTTAAATTCTTACCAGTTAATTCTCCAGTTAAGTTGTCTTTACCATAACTAATATAACTTGACAATACTGTCTTATTCATTAGATGTGTATACATTTGTTTAATTGGAGTAGCCATTTTATCTGAATAGATAAACTTAGCAATACCTCTTAACTTATTTTGTAAGTAAGTTGTATGTTCTGGTGCTACAGACTTAGTTGCTAGTGCATTTAAATATTTTCCAATAATTTTACTCATATCCATATTGCCCTCTTTAGCTATTTCGTCAACTATTTCAGGGTCAACACTTTCTTCCATGAATAACTTTACTTTACCCATAGCTGAATTAAACCCAGATAAAGTAATAGCTGTATTTTCTATAATAACACCATCTTCATTAACTTCAGGAAAATATGAAAGTAAAATTTTTGCGAGGTCACTGACGGATTCTTCAGCTCCTATAAATTCATTATTACTAAAACCAGTATAGTGTGTAACATTCGGACCATCATAATTATAACGTCCTACAGCATAAGTTGAACTATTTTTATATTCTGGTTTAATAGAAATAAATGGAGTATATAATCTCAATATATCATCAAAAGTTTTTAATGTTACATATGCATTATATGCATTAAAATATTTTTGATCTTGAGTAAGTCCTGCATTTTTAATGTAGGCTTCATATTCTTTTATAGTATCTTCAAATACATTAATAATAGATTTAGGTTCTGAGTCAATGCTAATAGGAGTTAGAGGTTTTCCCATGAACTCACTAATAATAGATAAAAGTTCTTGTTTATATTTAAAAATTCCAGTATTTAAATTGGAATAACTTCCTAAAGTAGCATTTGCATCTATAAAAGAATCAGAATTAATATCAAATACAGACATAGAAATAATCTTTTTTGCTGTATCGTCAATCATTTTATTATATTGTCTTGAATTATCAATATAATATTGTTGAGGTGAAGATCCTTCGGGAGGAAGTTCAATACCTAATCTACTACTAATCTTTTTAGGTTCAGATACAGGTGTTGGAGCGGAGTCTGTATAGACTCCACTCACAAACATATTAAACACCTCATCTGGATTTGTAAAATGCTCATTTATGAACACTTTAAACGCATTTAAATCTGGTGAATCACCTCTAAGTAAGTTCTTCAGTAATGGATAATATGCTGAAGAATATCCACATTTAACACTCATTATTTTCTAATTTTGCTATTAAGTATTTCTGTACATTTTCTCTTAACTCATTGAGAGTTTCATTTGTACTAACTTCGTTATAATATGTACTTGCTATAGTTTCAGTTACTTCTGTATTTTGCATTAGAGCTTTAAGGTACATTAAAATATTAGGACTTGATTTATATAGATCCTTTGCAGAATTTAAATAATCTCTAAGTTCTACATATTCATTCATTGTATTAAACTCTCTAATTGAGTAAACTCCATCTTTATTTTCAAGTACAAAATTCTTTGAATTATTGTTCAAAGATACTAAAAATGGTACAAATTTCAAATTATTTCTAGAGATAATTGTAACATCATCTGGATTCTCTCCATAAGCTTGTTTAAATAAATTTTTAAGCATAGGAGTAAGATCATCCTTTATTTCCTTCATTACAATTTCAGGATTACTAGAGTCTCCAACAATTTGAATTATTGTATAATTTGGAGTAGTAACTTTATTTAATATTTCATTATTAACATCATTAACTGTTGATTCTAATAAGTCTATATTTGTAATTTGTTTGTTTACTCCAAACTGTTTAAACGCCTCATTAATTTTATTAATCTTTTGACGTTGTAAATCCTCTTGAATAGCTCTTTCAGGATTAACTTGAATCTTGTCATAATCTATAATAAAATCGTTTCCTATTAAATTAGAAGCATTTGTAGAATATAGTTTATTTGCAGTATCAACTTCATAGTAGAATTGAGATCCTGGAACTACTTTAACTGCATCATCAAATACATAAATACCTTGCTTAAAGTTTGGATTGTTTTCAATATGTTCTTGAAGTTTTTCAGTTTTTCCAACAAAGTCTGCAAAGATATTATATATCATAAATGATGGATCATTAAATTCAAATTTACCAACTCTACTAATATATCCTGTTTGCATTAATATTTGATTAGGATCAAAAGATCCAAATTCAGTGTTTAATAAAGAATCAAAATCAGAATAAGTTTTTCCATTAACAACATATTGACCATTCTCCATAGTTACTATTCTCTCAGTAACATTTCCTCTATCAGCTTGAGCTACTTTATCTTCATAAGTAACTCTAATTGCATTAGTATATCCTGATTGTGTATTTAGTAATGCTCCTAATCTAAATAATATAGTACTCTTATAAGGAGAAAAATATGCAAGTGAAATTAATTGTCCAGCTCTTTCTCTATTAAGATTATTTCTAACTTTAACATTTTTGTCTCCTGCTTTTCTTTGTGCATTAAATAAATTAACATTATTAATTGCAGTATGAATTATATTATCTAAAGAAGCAACACTATTTATTCCTATTAATCGAATTCTAGGATCATTTTGAACAGTATTTAAAATAGTTCCATCTTCTGCTACTTGTGCTTTTAAGTGAGCTTCAAATTCCTTTTGACTGACTAATGGATCAGCAGAGAATAACATAAATGTATTTCCTCTATTCTGATACATAAACGCATAGTTTCTTGAATCTGCTTCAAATGTATTTCCTACTCATTTAATATGATCTTGCCAGTCTGACTTACGTACTACTAAAGATACTAATTTTCCATAAGAAGAGAATAAACCTCCTTTATTTAAAGTACTTGTATTAAAATTAGATACATCAACAGTTGTTAATTCTCCTTCTCTTGTAAACTTAGCATAACTTCCAATTGTAAAATCTCCTGTATATATTCCAAATCTTGGAGTTGTAAACAATAGAGGAATTTGTGCTGTTTTATCTTTTATCTGAATTTTTGCTACTAATAATCCTCTTCGCCCATTATCATATGGAACTACTTCAAAAATAGGTTTAGTTTTTAGTGCAGTTTCTAGTTCACTAAAAGCACGACCTATAGCTCTATCTTTATTTAAAGCTTGTCCTAATCGTACAATTTCTCTTGGATTTTTATAATATCCATATTTAAAATAAGCAGCAATTAAATTTAAAGCTCTAATATATTTAGGAGCTGCAAGTTTACCTTTTATTCCTAATATATTAAATAAAGAAGATTCTGTAGCTTGATCATAATTTCATAAATTATTTAAATAGAAATCTGCAATATCATTCCATTTAGAAATATTTAAAGGATTATCTGTTATTCCTATATTCTGAGGAACTTCTTCAAGTATATCTACAGGAGGAGTAACAGATTGTTCAACATTAGGAGCATGTACTGGATTTTGATCTGTAACAGGAGGTTGTTCTCCAGTATTACTATTGAATGTTTGTTTGCTTTGTGCTTCAGCTACAGTATTTTTAGTCTCTGGTTCTACAGAAACTTGTCTAACTGGTTCCTTAGGAGATTCACTAACTATTTCTGCTTCTGGTGTAGGTTCTACTCTTGGCTTAATATTTTGTTCTGAAGTTGGTATAACAGGTTCAGCTACAATTGGATTTGGATTTACTTCTTCATAATCAATAGATTCAGGACTATTCTCTAATAACTTAGTTCTTCAGTCTTTGAAATCACTAATTTGTTCAGGAGATACTTCAATACTTCCTGCACTAGTCATATCATTAATTGTGTTTAACTTTAAATCTAGACTAATCCCGTTATCTACAATAATTGTACCTTTTGTAGAACGTTGAGTTAATGTATATAAATCCTTAAGAGTTAAATAGTGTTTTCCACTCGTATCTTTCCAACTCTTGTCTATGATTGCAAATTCAAATTCATCACCTTGAACGCTATCTAATCCTACCACTTTAACATTATTAATAGCGGTATATTTAGCAGGATTATCAGTTATAATTGCAATATCACTAGATAATTTAGATAACTTTTCTACTATTTTAGGTACTTCATCTGAACTATTAATAAATTTCTCTCCACCAAACGTTTCAGTAGTTTCAAAATATTTAAGTTTAATACTATTTTCAGATAATATCTGTTTTGTTAGTAAATCAATCTCACTTTCAAGCATACTTGGATTATCATAGTATTTATCTCAAGTTTGATCTAATATGCTATTTAAAATAGTATAGTTATCATATTTTGCAATATTATTTGGACGTAATGGAGCAGTTAAATTTGGAGTACGTGTAAAATAAGTATCTTCAATTCCTAAATTTCTCCTTGCATTTTCATAGAAAATATAAGCTGAATTTTGTTTATAATCTCCTAATCCAACAATTAAAATATTATTTTTATTTGCTCATCTTGTAATTAATTCAAGATCGATTTTAGAAAACTGACTAATTTCATCAATAAATATGATTCTATTCTCAGTTTCTGCAAACATTGTAGCTGGATTTAATTTTAAATCCTTAAGAGTATATGTAGGTATTTCATCACTTCCAACAATTTTATTAATATCTGATTCAGAAATTTGTTTTCCCAGAATCTGTTCAATTAATTCTGCTTTCGTATATGATAAACCGTCATGCTCAATTGCTGCAGATAATCGATCTGTTTGTTTTCTTGTTGGAGCTACAGTTACAATTTTATATGCAGGCATCATTTTACGTAGCACATAAGCTACACCTTGTGTTTTACCTGTACCTGCTCCTCCAAATGTTGCAATAAAGTTTAATAACTGACTTTTATTCTGTATATAGCTATCATCTGATGTAGCTTTTGCTTTTGCAGATAAATATTTAACAAATTCATTAAATAAATCTTTTCTTTCAGATGTTGCGTGTATTAATCTAATTGCATATTCTTGAGAAAAAATTGGAGCTTTATTAAATGATTCATCAGTAATAACAGTTTTTAAGTTGTTATAGAAATTTGCAGAAGGATATGCAATTAAAGACAATAAATAAACTGCCTGATCATAATCAGTAATCGCTTCAGTATCTCTAGCAAGCTTAGTAGGTCTTGCTGTAATTAAAGAAGTTGGTTCGAATAGTGAAGTGATGCGGTCAACTATTTCGCTATTAGATAATTTTTGATCATCTATAAGTTGATAGATTTTGGTTTCTAATCTAATAGAAGCCTCTTCAAATTCTTTAAAATTACTCTCCTTAATTTCTCCTGATGGAAAATCTGATTCAGCAATTAATTGGTTAAGATCTAAGTTAAATAATGATGCAAACTTATCTTTGATTACAGAATTTTCATTATTAAGTAACAGATTTGTAAATCTCTGTCTCATATTAATAGCAATATCTTTCTGTTCTCTAATTTTTTGTGCATTATTATTTTCTGCAATATTTATTAATGTATCAAGTCTAACCTTAATTGCTTTAAGATCTGAAGACATATTAACTGCAGTTTCTGTATCAATTTCTGCAAGCAGATCTTTAGCTAATTTTTTCTTGAACTTATTAATTTGAGTATTATATCCTCCGTCTATAGAAGCAATAACAAGAGAATTTAAAATATCAATAAATCTACTGGTTTCTTTAAGTCTAGTTAAAGCATCCTTATTATTAATAATATAATCCTCTAATGAATCACTATTAAGGTAACTATTATACTCTTTTACAATCAAATTAACAATATTTTGACTAATTCCATTAGTAGATACTGCAAATTTTTCTAATAACTCATATGCAGGGGATACCTTAATTTCAGATTTAAGATCTGAAACCTCATTAATAAAATCAATAAACGTTCTTCCAGATATTCTCGGAATAATTCCAGCTAATATTTCATCTGCACTTTGTCCTAAAAAGTCTGATAAATTTACTAATCCATCACTTTGTAAAAGATTTTGATATGCAGTTTTAATTTGATTTATATCTCCTTTTGATACAATATCTTGAAAAACAGCTAAGTCATTTGCAATTCCAAGAGTCATTGACTCATATCCTACACTATCACCTTCTGTTCTTTCTATATATGTATTAATAGCTTTTTCTCAATTAGCTGCAGCAATTCCTTCAGTAAATCCATTTACATAAAAATAACTCTTCATTAATGCAACAAGGTCTACATCTGTTACATCAGTATATAAAGAATTGGTCTTTAAATAGTTTAAGAAGTCAATATAGCTATTTGCATATGTATTTAAGGCAGCTTCATTATCAGCTATAAATGTATCTGGTCTAGCTAATACTTTTCTACCTTCTTCACTCAGCTCCTGAGTTAATCCAAATTCATGTCTTTTAACTAAGAAATCTTTGTAGTTTTCAGTTAATTGTAATTTAGTTTGAAGTTCAGATACTTCTTCATTAATTTCAACTCCTTCGGGAAGTTTAGAAATAGCTTCATCTATTTGTGCCTTTAGATTAGCAATTTCTTTATCAATGTTTTTAATACGATTAGTTTGAATAGTTTCACCTGGAGCATAAGCTTTACTTAAGTCTACAGTTTTTTGAGATACAGCTACTAAATCTTGTGCAATAGATTCATTTAGACTATTAAATAAATCATACGCAGCAAACACCTTTGTTTTCTCAGTTGATTTAGAATATTTTTCATATTCTTCTTTAATCACAACTTTTTCATCAGATGTTAATTGATCGAAGTCTTTCTGATATCGAACTTTGGTAAAATTATGAATACCTAAGTCATCAACAAAAGCAGTTGCTAATGCAGGAGTAGCTGCAAATCTTGCTTGCCCAAAATAATAGTCATTAAGTTCTCCAGAGACTATTTTATCACGTCTTGCTCTTAAATCATCAAGTTTTGCTTTTAGTCTTTGAAATTCTACATCATTTTGAGCTGCTGCTATTTTGTTATCCACATCTTTAGGAGTTTTAGGCTCAAGTTCAGTAGGAGTAATCTTAGATTCTAAAGCTACTTTAGTTTTTAAGATATCTTCTGTAAGATCATTCCAATCAGAGAATATTTTACTATAAACTCCAGTTTCAATTAACTGATTTTTAAGGCTTTCTCTCTGAATATTCTTAGCTAAATTTTCAGTTACATTAATACCAGTCATAGCTGATAATGCTTGTAACTCTTCATCAGAAATGTTTAGTCCCTCTTCATTGATAATACTATCAATCCTATCGATGTAACTATTAATTTGGTTATAAATAATATCGTTCTGAGATTCTCCTTCTTTTGCAGATTCGTAATTAATTTTATATCCGTCAGGATCTTTAATAAGTTCAAACGATTTACCTGAAAGATTTCTACTTCCAAGAGCTCCTTTATCACGTAATCTTGTTAATTCTCTTTTTAAATCAGAGGTTTTGCCATTTCTTATTAAGTATATAATTTCTTGTAAAGAATCATTAGGTTTTTGAATTGCCTCATCATTTATAGAATTAATTCTTGAATCTCATTTTTCATGTAAACTAAATACAGCACCACCAATAGCACCTCCCATAAATGCAGAAGTATAACGTGCAAACGCTTCTTCTGTACTTATACCAAAATCGAGTTGTTTATCCTCATCAATAATACCCAGTGCGTTTAAAGCTGAATAAAATCCTTTTATTATGTCGGATGAAACCTCTTCCATTACTTCTTCAGAACCTTCATTGAAACTATCATATAAAATATTTCCAGGTTTCATTTTGGATATTCGCTGCTGAATTTGGTTTTTAGTTTTCATTACCCAATTTGCAGCAGCTTTGGGAGAAACAACTCCTTTGTTGATGTTTTCATTAGTTACTTTTTCAGCAACGTCTTTAATAACTCCTTTTACAGATGTACGGTCGAGATATGTACCTTTAAACCAAAAATCTTTAAAATAGTCATTATTCATTAATCCAAACATTGCTCCCATTACAGATAGCATTCCTAATCCTGCAACTCTATCAGATGCTCCAGCTTGCTTAAACGCATCATAGGCATCTGTAGAAGAGGTTCCTGCCATATAAGCTAAAGATAAAGCTCTACCTCATTTAATTGTATTTTCACTAACATTTTCTTTACCTACTATTCACTTCGGTATTTGCCCAATTACTCTTTGTTGAAATAATTGTCTTGAGCTATCTTCAACTAATTTTCCAATATTTTCTACGTTTCAGAAACTATTTCTTCCATAATCAGAAACACTTCCATCAAATCTAGAAAACCAAGCTTGAATATCGGTAGCAGTTTGTGCTGATTTAGAGTTAGTTAAATCTCCCTTAGCAATACCTTCGATACTTCTAAATAATACTGGGAATAATTTTCCTATTTCAACAGCAGCTGTCATACCACCATATACTTGTCCAACATATGGAATAAGCATTGGACCTACTTTAAATAAAACCTTTGCTAAGGTACCTCCAACACTTTTATCTAATCCATCTGAATCAAAGAAATCATATTTATTCCATTTACTTCCATCAACAGTTAATGTATCAGAGATATGTAAAATATCTTTCCCTGTAAGTGGTCTATTTCCTAATGTTTCATAAAATGGATCTCCCTCACTATTAAATTTTAAATCTCCTGCTTTATGTGAAACAGTTCTTCCATTTACTTCATGAGTTCCATCTTCATCTCATTGAGCTAATACAAGTGTAGGACGAGCTATAGCACCTAGTCCACCTCATTCATTAGGTGTTCAATCCTCAAACTTACCAGTATCATAATTAAATATCTTATTGGTTTGAGCTACTTCACGTATAGACATAGTTGGACCAGAAGTTTCATATAGATTAACTATACCTCGACTTCTTCTTTCAGGATTAGAGAATTTAACTAATCTTGAACTAACATCCAGTACATCACCGCCGAGAGGTGCAAAATAATCTGCAGGATCATATGTAAATGAATCCATAGCAGTACTTGCTAAATTAGCTTCATCTGCACGATTATATAAGTCTAAAACGTCTTTATAATATGTGTCGAATTTTTGATTATCAAATTCTCCTCTATCGTTTTTAAACGCCTCTTGTATTTCTGGTATACCTTTATAATATTCTCTATCTTTAACATTAGAGTTATCAGGAGTTATTCCTAAATTAACTAACTCTTGAACACTTTTGTCTGGCTGAAAAAATAGTGCCGCCAGCCAATCATTTTTCTTCTGATCCATCATACTTTAAAAATTAGCTTTTATGCTTTGTTGTTGTTTTTTCAGATTTGCCTGATTATATATATCTCTATATTCACTAGCACTTCCAATTTCATGATTAGATGCAACAGTTGCAAGTTTAGAATCATGCATAGGCATAAATATCATTCCTTTATACATTGAATTTTTATTGCCATGAAATATTTTTCCAAAGAAGCCTGGCTTAAAGTTATCAACCTTTTTGTCTGATTTCTTTACTACATCTCCTCCATAATTTACATAAGTTGAATAGATATTAAATATTCTATCTTTATCTGGTCCATCAACATGTCATAACCAAGGAGAATTACTATCAAAGTCAATAGCTTTATCACTAGCATAGCCTGATAATCCAAAAAATACCATCATATCTTCAGGTCTGAATTTCCATCTATTAGTTTCAGTATCAAACTCTAAGTCTAGATCATATTCATGTAATTTTTCTATCATTCTTTGTCTAGATACATTAGGATTATCTTCAATTCATTCCTCAAATTTTGTATATCGATCATATGCATCTAAGTCAGGCTTATAAACTCCCATTTGTTCTGCATCTCGATCTTTTGGAAGTCACATTCTACTAAGTGAACTAGAACCATCTCAAACAATTCTATTTAAATCAATATCTGATATTCTTTGATCTCCAAAGAAAATAGAATTTTTATCAATAAGATTACCAACTTGAGCTTCATCTAATACAGTTTTCATTGTATTTTGAGTTACTTGCTTTTCGTTTTTATCTAACATTGGATAATCTCTAGTTACAACCTCTAATCCTCCTTTAGCCGTTGAGGTCGATAAAACTGCAACTTTAGGATCTACTACTCTACCTGCAGCAACAGTTTCTAAATAACTTCTATTAACATCCTTATCAGTTCCTCCAGAGCTTCCATTACCTGCTTTAGATGCAGTTGAATCATAATCTAAAGCTTGTGTATTTTCTACACTATGATTTGTATGTTCAACTACAGCAATTTGTAGTAATCGTTTTACATCTTCAGGATTACTTGGATTAAAACCTTCAGCAGCTGCTTGAGCTCTTAAGGCATTTTTCATATTTTGTGGAAGGGTCTTATATAAATAATTAACAGCTAAATCAAGACTTTCTTTATCATGATATCCTTGATTAGATGTACTATTTGATTCTGTAACTTTATATATTCCGTCTGGACCATTAAATCCTAATAATTGTTCAAATCCTTTTTCAATTTTATTCTGATATTTAGAAGTATATCTATCAAACTGGTTTGAGGATTTATTAGTTCCGAACGCTCCAATAGTAGCTTTTACATAATCTACTATAGATTTCATTCCAACTGTATTAGATAAATCTGTAAGGATACTATTATTATATGCTAGTTCTGGACGTTCTTCTCGAAGATGAATTAATTGAGAGTTAGTTAATGCTTGATATTTTTGTGGATTTTTATAATAAGTATCTGCAGATATAGTCTTAATACTGCCATCTTTATTATATACATATAAGCTACCTTCATTACTAATTGCAACTTCAGACCCAGATCCTTCTTTAATAATTTGTTCTGATGCAGTTTCATGTAATTCGTTATTATGTTTAATTCTATTAGCTAAAGATTGCAATCTAATTAAATCAGACATATCATATTGATTACTCTGTCCAGATACAAATAACTCACCTAAGTTTTGAGATTTTCTTAAAAAACTGTTAGCTCTATCTAAGAAGTAATCCACATCATTAGGTAATCCATTCTCTTTAAGAACATTAATAATTTCTTTTTGAATAAGTTGTTCTTCTTTATTTTCACTTGTTTTAGAGGTCTGAGTAGCAGCTTGTGTAGGCTCTGCAGCATCTCTAAAAAAGGGGGTATAACTAATACCCCCGTTTTGATATCTCTTTATCCTCATATTTATGACATCATTTTTAGAAATAACTTAATAATGTTATTATTTAGTTCTCCAACAGCCTTATTGATAGCTTTTTGCTGGTCTAGATATTGTTGCTCATCTGTTTTACGTAAATATCTACCGCCAGATTTATAACTATAAGGTATAAATCTTTGAATAGGAATTTGCTCAGGATTAGTATAATTAATTAAATATGGTTTTGTATCTAATTTGTTTCCTCCAAGCCAAAATCTTCTTTGAGATTGCTGATAAGGATTAACTAAAGCCTCAATTCCATATTTACTTCTATTAGTAGCAATATCTCCAGAATATTTGTAATTTAAATAATCATCGATTTTCCAACCACTATATTCTGGATTTTTACCCTCATTCTGTTGCCAATTATAGAACTCATTAATTTTACTATTTCTAAAATTAGTAAGCCAATTACTGAAATCTCCAGCAGCCTTTTGTTGTGCTAATTGAGCTTGTAAAGCTTGTTTTTCATTTAGATCCTTGGCATAGTCTCCTCTTAACTGATAAATAAGATTCTTAACATTTTGAGTTTGTTGCGTAATCTTATTAGCATCAGCCATATCTAACTGAGCTAAACCTTGTGCTCAACGGTTTCTATTCTCATTAGTTATCTGAGTTCTAATATTAGCGTATTGTTGTTTTTGAGCAAGTAACTTATCATTATATTGATCTATCATTTGAGAAAATTTAGCATCTCTTTCTCCTTCTAATTGATCAACATTCATATCTCTCATAAGTCTTTCTGCTAATACTTTATTTGGATCACTAGCCGATGTCTTATATTGACGCATACTTTTAATGCGATCATTATACATTCTATGCAACCCATTATCACTAAATCTAGAGTAAAACTCAGTAGGCATTTGTTGTTGAGAACCTATCATTCCTTTACGAATAGCATCTTTCATTTTTTGGGTAGTACGATTGATACCTATTGTAGAAGTAATAAAGTCTCCTATTCCCATTACCATATCAGGATTAATATTAAATCCTTTTCCTTTGCCATGTCCAAAAGCTGTATAATCAGAGTTATCTGTATTATATGAGGATCTGTTTAAATTAGACAAAGTTCTACTAGTAGAATCATTAAGTAATTCTTCTTTTGAATCTAACCTTCCTTTAAACCCAAGATTATTATTAATTTGAGCCATTTTAGCATCATTTAAAATTGAATTATACTGATTCCTCACTACAGTATTTTGAGGTGATTGAACAGCTTTATTTAAGCTTGTAGAAGCACGTTTAATAGGAGTTCCAACAACAGCAACTGGATCTACTTGTACATTAATCGGATTATGATTTTTATCTAGCATATAATCAGCTACACTAGTTCAATTTTGATCTATTGGAGTACTAAATGTAGGATACTTAGTACCAGGTTGTGCTTTTATAATTTTACCGCCTTTTTTATAAAATACTGGATTATTCTCTGGTTTATAATACCAGAGATGTTGTGGTTGATTACTAAATATTCCTAAGTTAGGAGCTAAGTTAGAATAGATTGGCATTGTAATAGGTCTCCGTTTTAGAGCTGTAACAGATGTAAACATTTCAGGTCCTCCGAAAAATCTTTGAACTTGAGAAGTTTGTTTATCTGCATAGTTCTTAAAATAAGGATTGCTTCTATTAGTTTTTGCATCTCTAGTAGCAGCAGTCTTATTCCAATTTCACCAACCCATATCATCTGGATTCCTATAAGTACTAGGAAGTTCATCATATTTAAATTGTCCTGTATTAAGTCCTTTACTCATTGAAGACTTCCAAGGTTTTTTCCAATTGAAATTTACATTAGAGGAACGTTTAATACCATATTCAGAAAGTAAGTCAGTAATATTATCTGTTTTAGCTTTACCTAACTTTCTAATAATTATTTCTTCTAACTTTTCAGTTTTTTGATTTTTTGGAAGTGAATTAACCGACTCAATCTCAGAACGACCTAATTTAATAGTAGGAAGATTTTTATTATTAGTTGGTTTTAAGGTAACCATATCAGAGTTTCCTCCTTTTAATTTTGCACTTCCTGTGTTACGTTTTAAATTAGCAAAACCTCTAACTCCATTTAATACAGTACGAACATCTTTAATAGTTCATTTACCATCTTGAATATTTTCTCATGCAGTTGCTAATCCAGATGCAGCACTTCCAAAACTAACTCCTCTAGTTGCTCACTTAACAGCATTTGCGACAGCCTTAGATTTCTTTAAAGCTTTAGCTATTTTTGCTGCCTTAGCTCCTGAGCCAATCCCAGGAAGTAAAGTAGCTGCATCTAATCCTAGATTAAGTGCTAAATTACTAACATCGCCTCAATCTAATCCATCTCTAGCAATATCTGCTCCAAAACCAGTTAATGAACCTACTGCACCAACTCCAGCTCCAGCAACATTGCCAAATCCTGGTACAAAAGTAGCACCTAAAGAAGCAGCATCTGCAACTAAAGCTGCAATTTCAGCTTTGTCAGCAGCAGTTAATTGTGTACCATCTCCAATAGTTTTTTCTTCTCCAGCAGCGCGAAGTTTTTTATCTGATTGTTGAATTGCTTGTTTACTAGCTTTTGCACTATTAACTCTATTTGCAGCAACTCCTCCAATTTGATATTTAATAACTCCTCCGTTTTTATTACTTGGAACTCTATAAGCTAAACCTAATTGTTCTAAGCCTTCAGGAGTAGTAATACTTCTTAGAGCAGAATTACCTCCTGTTCCTGAATATTGTTGTTGATACTTACCAAGCGTTTGAGTTTTAATTAAATCCTGAAATAATTGATATAAATCAGGATATTTTTGTCCAATAATTGGATTAAACTTAGCATGACGAGTACTAATTGTAGCTATATATGGATTTCTAATAATATCACTAATATATCCCTTAACTTCTGGATCTCTTAAGATTTCAGGATGTTGCTCAATATATTGTCCTAAACGAGAATCAATATTCCAATAATAATTTCTCATACTATCTTCAGATCCAGGTAAACGACTATTTAATGTATAGTTATCATTTCCTGGGTTTTCGTCATGAAAATAGTATAATTGAGTTTGAGGATTATAATACAATGTAGCTCTTGTTTGAGGATTTGAAGCATCTCCAGTACTTGCTACTTCTTTATATCCTCCAGTATTTCCTATAGTATAGTAACTATTAAAAGCAGTTGTAGGATTATTTTCATAGTAAGAATTAACTATATTTGGATCTAATTGCTCTTGTAAAGTATTATTATAATTAATTCTTTGTTTAGTTAAAGGATCAATATATACTCTTTCTGCTAAAGTTCTTAAAGGGTGTCCATAGGGATCAAACTGAGAAGAATCTTCAGGATTGTAATTAGGAAAATAATCATAAACTAAAGGATCACCTGCTTGTCTAACATAGTTACCAGTTAGATCTGCAGCATATCGATTTGGTTGAAAATACGGGGACCACATTGGATTACCTTCTGAATCAACAGAAGTACTAAACCATGGAGATCTAGAACGATTTTCATCCCAATATTGTTTAATAATTGAAGAATTACCAGCAGTTCTCTTATTATCTGCTACAAAATCTAAATACTTTTGAATTTTAGATAAACTATCTTGGTCATCACCCCTATATACTTTTCCATTAATAACAAATAAACCAGAGTCATCTGGAATATAATCCGCATAACTTCCATATTTTCTTTTAAATTCATTATTAAGTCATGCATCTCCAGTTCCAATATATGATAATAATTCTGGATTATTTATAGTTACATTCCCATTTGAATCAACGTTAAATAGGTTATGGTACTTATCATAATCTCATCCTGCTTTACTTCAGTTTTCTTTTGTTTTCTTAAGTTCTTCTTGTGCAGGATCTACTTCTTTTTGAGCTTGAACAGGTTTACTTCCTTCTAAAAAGATACCAATATCATCTAATGCCATAGCATCTTCATCCGTCCAATTTCCTTGTTCAAGCCTAGATATAATATCTTCTATGCCTTGCTCACCATATTTATTGTAAAAGTCTATATAAGCTTGCTTATCTAAATCATTATAGCCTTTAAATTGATCATTATCCCCATAACCTGCAATATCTTTTAGACTACGAAGTCTTCTAGTTGCTTTTAGATTATTAGCTCCATTTATATAAACTCTATTTCCATTTACTAATTCAAAATCTCCAGTATCTTTATTACGCTTATATTCCATAGTAATATCACTAGACCAATCTCTAATATTAATTGGATCTAATGCTTCTACTGGCTTTTTATATTGAAAATCCTTTAAAGCATGAACTGCATTTCTTGCAGTATTTTCTTTTCCCCTTCATAGATTTCCAAAACTTCTGCCAAGTCTACTTCGACGTTTACCTAAACGTTCTGCTTGATTATTAGTAACATCAAACTGTACTCCTTCTAATCTATCGGCACTAGAATCATATGATAAATTAGCACCTGATCTTAGAGCATCAGTTATTTTACTAAATTGATATGCAGTATCTTGATCTAATGTTTTTCCATAAGAAGACATCTGATTTAGAAAATCATCATCAACCTGATATTGATTACCATCTATAGTAAAAGTGCCGTATTTTTGAGTAGGAGTAGAACCGCCTTGTTGATATTTAATTACTTGTGCCATTTTATCACACTTACTTTATATATAAAAAGGGAGATTGATCATGTCAAATCTCCCTTTTATCTAATGATCATTAAATTACTTTTTGCCGAAAAACTTATTTTTCATTTCTCCGCCATTTTCTTTTTTAGCGCATTTCTTACGACCTACCATTTTTCCACCCTTTTTGAAAACTGGTTCTCCTTCAGGAGCTTGACCTACAGGACCTTGTGGTCCTTCGCTCATAGCTTGCTGTAAAAGAGCTAAGAAACCTTCGCAGACTTGAGCCATTGCTTGACAGTCTTGCGTCTGTAATGCTTGAGCTGCCATCTCTGCTAACATTTGTAGGGGATCTTGTCCACCTTGTGGACCAGCAGGTGCTGCAGGAGCAGGAGCGGGACCGCCTTCTTGATACTTTTTAACTTTCATAATTTAAATTATTTTAATTTTTATAGATATCTCATAACTCTATGATTGTCATATATTCATTTAATGCCCAAAGATAACACTTTAGTTCTTAATATCCAAATAAAATTACTAAAATTTTCATTTACACTAAATTTTTATGAAAACACTTGCCACATTAGCAATAATATATTATCTTTGTCCTACAACCCAAGAGTATAAAATGAGTCTATTTCATTCTCTTTGGAGATGCTAGATTAAACATGAGGCAATATAGGGTTATAAAAGATAGTTAATATCTTTTAAGGAGAGTAAGAAATTACTCTCCTTTTTCATTTTATCTATTTTGGCGATTCAACGTATTCTGGATCTCGATTATCTTGTTTTTCTAGTATTTTAAACATGTATTTACCTAATTTTTTGTAGGCATTTTCAGTTTTTTCTCTGTTAGCTTTTTTAGCTTTCTTTATTAATTGCTTAGTTTCCAGGCGACTAATAATGCGTTCACCTCCTACAAGATCCATTTGAGGTTTTCCATCAGATCCGAGAATGTACATTTTATCTACTTCTTCTTCGCTAATATCATCTTCATCATCCTCAAAATCTAACTCATCTCCTATTTGAATTCCAGAATTAGCATTAACTTCAAGTACATATTTAGTGGTGTCTTCAGAATCAGAAGGTTCAGAAACTATAACTTCTGAACTATGAGCTTTACCTAATACAACATTATAAACTTCATCGTCTTGATCTATGAAGATTAGATCAATATCGAATTCCATTTCCTCTGTATTAAATACAACCTGACCCTGATCTTCAGGCATAACAAATAGCATACCTTCATCATCATCCATAGATTCTACATTAGAGAGACCTTGAGTTCTTTCCTCTTCTGTTTCTGCAACTAAGACTTTATATTTCTTATCTGCTATTTCAATTATCGTTTCTTTCATCGTTAAAATTATTATATAATCCAAAACCAAGCATTACTGGTATATTTCCTATTGCATATTTCATTTTAGAATCTCAGTATTTAGAAGGTTCTTTTGAAACTCCTAGATTTTTTCAAAAACTTATATCTTCTAATTCTTCATTACGTAAGTCTCCGATACGATCTAAATAATCATTAAGGTACCGTGTTCGTAAATAAGGTCTTTTAATTATCTCCTCAAATTCCTTCTCTGGCATTTTTTCTAGAAACTCAAATAGCTCATTTCTATCAGAATTAATTTCAGGATATCGTCCGTTTCTTTTATAAAATTCATTTACAAACTCTTCACGGAGTTGTTCATTAACAGCTCTACGTTCTATTGTAGTATTACTTCCAGGAATAGTCTCTATTCTAGTTGGATATGCCTCCGTGATTAATTTTTCCTGTTTTGAAGTTAATTCAGTTGGCAATATCTGACCGTCATATACGTATTTATGATTTAATTCATGAGTCATAGTAGATCTATTAAACCCAGTATTATTTAAGAATACATAATTTGTTAAGTCTCTTTCATTAGATCGTTTAGGAAAGAAATATCCATGAGCTAATTGATTTCCTTTAGTAGAATTATAAATCGCTACTCTAGGATTAGTTGAAACAATATTTGATACCTTATATCCCTCTCGTTTAGCTATATTATATGGTATAGATTCGAAGTATTTAGTTTTTTCTGAAGGTACTGGAAGATCTTCAATAATATCTAATTCTTCATTTTTAAGTTTTATTTTTGATAAATCGTCTCCAGTTTTAGGATGTTTTTTAGTAAAAGTATTTGGAGTTTTATCTTTAACTACTTCTGCATATTTTCTAAGTTTATCTAAATATCGTTTTCTTAACTCAGAATTAGTTGAATTTTGTGTATTTGTAGGAATAGAAGGAAACGTATATGGTTGAACTCCTTGGTTAAGAAATCTATTTCTAGTAAAATTTATTCCTCTTTTTAATAATCCTAGACTACCTCCAATATCTAATATATCTCCAATTCCAGATAAAACAGCTTTTCCATAATTTCCTGCTTTAGCTTCTCTATAAGTTTTTTGTACTCCATTATCACTAAGAAAATTTCTAGCTCCATCAACAGTTAATCCTATGTCAATTCCTGTTTTAATTCACTTTGGTAATTGACTATATATTCAAGATGCGCTTGGCGCCGCCAAAGCTCCTGCTCCAATTATTGCTGAAGCATACATAGCTGTATTTAATCCTTCATACCCTCTTCTCTGTCTAGTAGCATCCTCTCCTATCTTTCCTAACAACTCTCTAGCTTCTTCATTTCCACTATTTGCAGAAGATGTTAATGTAGAAATGTGTTCTCTATATTTACTAGGATTAGTTTCTTTTAAATCGTTAATTCTTGTCTCTAAAGATGTAGTTGGCTTTGGAGGAGTATACAGCTCTGGATTTTTATTGATATTATCCAGAGCTGTAACAACTTGTGATCTTATATCTAATGGCATATTACTCTATACTTTTAATTAGTCCACTTCTATCATCTGTATTCTTTAATAGTTCATGACAAACTAATTTTCCAGCTTCAATTGCAATTTCATTAGATGAATCTTCTTGATATGCTTTATATAAAGCTTCAAGTTTATCGGTAAATTCTTTTCTAAGTGTCCATTCTTCCTTTTCAATTTCTGCTGTCTGAACAATTCCTCCTTCAGATTGTGCTACTACAGGAATTCCTTTTTTAGTAATTTGATCTTTTAATTCTGGATTTACATTTTCTAAATGATGTTTATGTGCATGTAAGTTTCCTTCAGGAATTAAATTCATCTTACCTCCGAGTTGGAATTTTTGTGTTTCTGTAGATTGTGTTGGTCGTTTCTGTAAGAATGCTCTAGCTTCATCTAATTCAGGAAATTTCATTCCGTTTTTAGCCAAGGAATACATATTATCTAATCCATTATAAGTATTGAAGTTTTTACTAGCAAGAGACTGACCTATTTGATTATTCAGTCGCTTTTTACCTGCATCTGTAATATCTAAAGTAGTATTTTGCATTCTTCTAGCTCTAGTTATAGCATTTTGGCCTTTTCGATGAAATCCAAAGTCAAATAATCCAGCTTTTTTATTACTATATTTATCAATACTATTACTGATAAATTTCTTTGAACCACTATATTCGTTACTAATATCAGATGTATTATCTACTAATTTATTAATACGCTTTCCTCCAATACCATTAATTAAATTTAATGCAGCTCCAGCAGCCATTCCAATAGGGCCAAGCATACTTAGACCATCACTTACCATTCCTTGTATTTGAGAACCAGTACCTTCAACACGATCTTTAGTTCCTCCAATAAGATTTCCTATAGTTTTAGCTCCAGTATTAATCATTCCACCCATAGGATTAAATTGACTTACTACATTGTGTCCTATGTCTTTAACTCCAGACATTACTTGAGCAGTAGATCCAGTTTTCTCATTTCCTACAAGGGCTGTGTTAAGATTTCCAATGAACTGGTCTCCCATTTGAAAAGCTCCTCCAAATTTGCCATTTAGCTTATTTACAGTTTCTGCTCCAGCAAATGTATCATTCTGTCAATTTCTAACAGAATCTACAGTTTTTTGTGAAAACATACCTTTTGCGGTAGAGAAAGGATTCCTTTCATCTGCATCAGAATCAGATTTAGTATCTTTAAAATTTCCAATATCTGATTTGATTTTATTCATAGAAGCACTAATGAAAGCATTATAGTTTCCTAAGTTAAGACCAAGCTGTTTTAACATATCTGGACTAATAATATTCCCAGAACTAACTCCTCCTATTTCCATTTTTTTTATTCTTTTATGCATAACTTTGAGTCATTAATGTTTGTAATGCAGTAATAATAACAAGTTTATCACCTTTATATTTAACTCTAATTCTTGCATATTTATCTCGAACTTTAGTTGCCTTTAATGGAGATTCAAAATCATTAGAGCTTGTTTGTTCATAATATATTGGTTGTACTTGGAAATACCAAGAATCTTCACTATAGTATATATTACCTAATCGTCTTCCATATTCTTTTATATTTAAACAATCTGCATGTACATTTAAGTAATATTCATTTCGAATTGGATCTCATGTAACTTCTGTTTTATATCCTTTAGATTCTTTATCTAAATAGATTTCTGGGAAATTAGCATTTGTAGATTCATTTTTATTAAAAGTTTTATTTCTATAAATAGCTCTTTTACTAAATTCATATACATCTCCAGTAATTTCTATTTCAATAGAATTTGGTTCAACATTATTAGATATTATTACTAAATTGTCAAATATTTTATGAATTCCTTTTGGTTCATTAACTATAAATTCAAACTCAAAAGGTTCCTGTTTATTATATCATTTAGTAGGTAATATTTGATTTGTTTCATCACTATCAAAATAATTTATCTCATCAATAATGTTACTTCTACCGTGTACGAAAATATTATATAATAGTGCCTTATTTCAATCATCTTGATATTTCAGCATGTCGAATTCTTTTAGCGCTTCATAAGGAATAATAGCTCCAGCTGTATACGACCGTTCAATTCCAAAAACAATACAATTACTCATAAGGTTTCCACTCTCATCTTCAGAAGGATTATCTTCTGATGAAGTTACAACATATGGAGTATATTTTACTTCAATAGTATAATATAAATAGCCTCTGTCTTCTTTTCTGTATAGATCTTTAAATTCTATTGAAAACGGAGCCGCATCCTTCTGTTCAAGATAATTAGCATAGATTATTTTCTGACGATCCTCTTCTGATTCAGCATCTATAGCATTTCCAACATTTTTATTTTTAATTTCAACCCAATTCTCACTTACTTCATCCATAAGCCAGGTTTCTTCATTTGCTTTGCATTCAATAAGTGAATCAGTTTTTATTTCATCTTCATCTCAGTAATATCCTTTTATAACAACACTATTAATATTATATCCATCATATCCATCAACTGTGAAAGTAAACTTTGAGTATTCTCTATCAGAAGTAACATATTTTCCAGTTCATTCTTCTCCTACCTTTACAAGATCATCAGTTTTTCGAAGATTATTACTTATTATACTAAATATTTTACTCTTAAGCAAATCAAAACTAAAATATGTATTATTTATATTTTCTGATAATAAAGGAACTCACGAATATCTAGTAACTCACATGCTACGTACTTCATTATAACATATATTCCAAATTTTATCATCATTATAAAAAGTGAACATAACATCATTTTTATAAGCATTAAAGTGAGTTTTAACATTTCTTGTTCCTAATGCTACTGTTTTTTCAAGTTCCTTAAGATTTATTTCATCATTAAGGAATCTTTGAATCGTAAAATCAGATATAAGTTCAAGACCTCTATCAGAAAATCTCCAAATTTTCTTAGCATATGTATCAACACCATATACTGCTCTAGGAGTTCTTATAATAGAGTCTTTTCATATAGAACCATACATATCAGATATAATTGTCATTTGCTTTTGTAATACTCCAGATCCATACATATGAATATTTTGCCCAGTAGTAGTTTGAATAAGAGCTTTTTCATTTATTGGAACAATAGCTATAGCGTGCTCAAATACAGTTAATAGATTTCCTCCTCAAGGAAGAATTTTTACTATACCTCCATATTGTCTATCTAAATCTTCATATGATAATCCTTGGAATACCTTATATGAGTTCTTAAAGTTTCCATCTACCTGAATATCACTAAACATTATACGAGTATCAAACTCGTCAACTTCATAAGGTACATCTATGTGCTTATAATTTCTTTTAAATCCTAGAGTAGTACTATATCCTCTATTATATAAGTTACTTTCTGGAATTTTAGCAGAAGATTTAGTAGACATACCTTGTATAGGATAAAATCCTCTTGGATTTCCCATTAATGCAATTTCTTCTGTATTAAACTCATCAATGCTTCTAAGAGAAATATTATTATTAGATAATCCTTTAAATGTTATTCAACTTCCAATAGCTACTGCATTAATATCTCCAATATTTATATCATCCCAGTTTTCAGTATTTCTAATACCTTTAAAATTATCTTTTCAAGTATTAAAATCTACTATTGTATCATTTGTAGGAACTGTTTGAGAAGTGAAATTTCTATGTAATCTAATGGTAGTTGTATAAGTAAAGCAATCCCCACGATATAATATTGGAATGACGCTTCAATTAAATTCTATAGAATTATCTTCTTCGTCTTTATAATTAGTAGTACAATCTGTAATATCCTTGTCTTTTATCATACTAGTATCTGTAGCATATCTATCAGATACTGCAAAGTAAGGAGAATTATCATCGATTCTTATTTGAAAATATTCCTTATTAAATGTTTCGGAGTAATTTTTTATATAAACATTATATAATGATGATTTACCAAGTAAAGTATTACATCCTACAAAATCAGTAAATACTCCTCTAACTAATTGAGCATCGCTTGATTCCATATCCTCTTTTCCAAAACAGGTTTGTTGTTTAATTTCTTCTTGCATTCCTGCTCTAGTACAAAAGATATTATCATTAATAATTTTCTGAGGAATATCCGAGTCTATATATAAAAGTTCGCTTGTTGTTTCTGCATTTGTACTTTCAACATTTGTTAAATCTAAGGTATAACTTCTTCCTGATGCGTTATATTGATTAAACTTGTATGCTTCTACTAATTTATATCTATCTGAGTTAAGTAGAGATTGCATTTGCTTATCACACTTAACATCTGCTGATAATAATCCTGAATAGCTACAATTGTTACTATATATAAGTTTTGAATCATAATCGTTAATCAATACCTTATTTTTATTTACAAAAGATTCTGTTACAAGCTTTGGATTTTGGCCTCCTTCAGAAAGATCAAGACAAGGAACTCCACTTACAGTGTCAACTCCTATAGATAACCCAGAGAATAAAAATGTTGGAATACGCTGTTGCCTAACAAAGTAGTATCCCTTAATATTCAGTTCTTTAAGTTTATTAATTACAAATTCAGGGATTCTAATTTTTAATCCCAATGGCTTCACAGATTTTCCGTCATGATCAATAATAGTCTTATCTTTAGTGAATCTAAATACTCCTCTTGTATTTTCTAAAGTTTCTAAAGATATAAAATCTTTATTTTCTATAGTTTCAGGATCTCTTAAGTCTATATTATAATCATAATTACATTTATTACTTGATATTATCTCTCTATTATCCCCTTTTTCTTTAAAATGATAAGTTGAAAGATTAAAATCAATACCTCTAAGATTATATACAGGAGATAAATGCTCATCATTATATATAAATACTACTCCTAGCCTATAAATCTCCCCAGGAAAATACCCAAGTCTATAATATATATTATATGGAGAATAGTATTCTGCAGCAGTAATATCTCCTTTATAAATTCCATATGTATCTGTAATATATCCTATATCATGTTCTTGACATTCTTCTACATTAATATATAACGCAAGATTACTTAAAATAGCAGAGTCTTCTTTAAGTTTTGAAACATTTGCAAAGAATAATCTATTTTGAACTTGTGCCTGACTTTTTACAGACTCTACATAGTTATATTGTATATTTAAATCTTCTGCAGTTATGTCTTCAAGTTCTTCAAATCCATTAATGGTTATTGTTTGATTGACATCAGTTATTTCATAAGTCTTTTTTATTTTATGAAAATCTGTTTTAGAAATACCATTTACATCACAACTTGTTCTACTATAATATATATTTATATAACTAAAAGACGTATCTATATTCTTAAGATAAAGTATTATAGATTTATCAGTACGTTCATCCATATAAGCTCCAACACAAGTCTTAGGATTTGATAAATCTCCTTTAAATACAGACACTATTCCTGATTCAGCAACAATATCAGTTTCATTATAGTCACTATCAGAATATTTTATATAAAATATATAATTCCCTCCTTTGAGAGTTCCAAAGT